CCTAACATCTTCACGAGCAAGAGCAGAGACACGATGCAATTTACGGGCGAGCTGGTGAACGCTGGTGGCGAGGATACGAGCTACGTTGTCGACGTGATCGGAATTGGCTCGGGCGTGGTAGATCGTCTCGCTGAGCTGGGCTATTCAGTGATCTCATTCAGCGCTGGTGCGGGCACGAAAAAACGAGACGAAACGGGCGTCGTCGGCTTTGTCAACGTGAGAGCGGCCGCGTGGTGGGGATTGCGCGATCTGCTCAACCCCGCGAACGGGCACTTTATTTGTCTGCCTGATTTCAGCGACAAATATTCGAGCCTCTTGCAAGAGCTGAGCGCCGCTGAGTGGTGGGAAACGTCGAACGGAAGAATCCAGATCAAGCCTAAAGACGAGATCAGGGCTGAGATCGGCGTATCGACTGATCTCGCTGATGCTATAGTGCATGCGTTTTGGAACGCCGATCTTGAAGGGAGCTTGTCATCGTGAAAGCAATAAAGTTATTGTGGGGCTTCTACTGTCTGCTGGCGCTCGCTCAGAAAGCGAAGCTCGGCAAGGAATATCACGCGGCCGCGACGCGATGGGCTCAGCGCTCGAAGCGTTTGCTTGATCGTCGAAAGGGCGGCAGGCAGATCGTCTCGAAGATTCTCGTTGAGATTTGCCTCTCGTTGTCGCACATGAATCTTGCTATCGCAAAAGGTCTCATCCCGAGGTTGGCGAAATGAGCGTCGGCGGCGAAACTCGCAAGATGACTGTGCTTGTGCCTCTGCACAAGACCCCGATCGGTATTGCGTTGATCGATGGCGGCTGGCGACTAACGAGGCCAGTGATCGTATTCAAGCAACTGCCTTACTGGGTGATCTATACGATGCTCGCGCCTTACAAGGACGCGATCGAGAAAACTGTTACTGAGCTGATCGCGGCGCGCCAGATCCGCGAGCAGACTGTGAAAGTGGTCGGCGACGTGCTCGAGAAAACGAAACGCAAGATTGTTCGAGAGGCAGGCAGGAATGGATGAGCGCGAGTTTTGGGTAGGCATTCGGCGTTATCTGCTTGCGATCGTAAAGCTAATCGCCGATAAATCGCCATTCAGACGCGAGGTGATCGGCATTGTGCGCCTGATCGAGAAGCGCTATTCGATCTCGTCGAAAGAACCGACAGGGGATGAGGGCTAGAAGTTAATCTGCAAATTAACTTATAAGTCTGCATGTGGGGGCGCTTGACAGCGAACCCCCGTATCTGGTAAGGTGCACGTCGAGTCACCGTCTCTAAGACGCTCGCTCTCAAATTCGAGAGGTGAGCGTCTTTTTATATGCTGAGTGAAATAAGAGAGCGCACGAAAAAGATCAACCTGATGAGCGGCGTTGTTTGGCTCATCGCTTTTCCCTTTGTCGCGCTCGGCTGGGTAGGTGGGAAGATCAGCCTGTTCGTTCGTTTCATAATCGCCGCCGCGATCGTGGGTTTCAACAGAGCGACCAATGTCAATTCTTGACGACATCAACAAACAGCTTGCGCCGCGTGCGCGCTCGTACCTCTTGGGTGAGGGCGTTTCGACTCCGATCTACCCGCTGAGCGACAAGAAATTCAGCCCGTCAGAGTATGGCAATTACATTGCCACGTCGAACGGCGTGTATGTGTGCTCGAACCTGCGAGCGGATCTGCTTTCGAGCTCGCCCCTGAAAACTCTCAAGCGCATGAAAGTCAAAGACGAGATCAAGGGCATCGAGCAGACGAGCGGTGATCTCTACGATCTGCTAAATAAAGTAAATCCGTTTTGGACTTTGAACCGCCTGCTCTACATGACTGAGCTCTCGCTCTCGTTGTGGGGTAAGGCGTTTTGGTTTGTTGAGCGTGGCGCGAGTGGCAAAGGTGCGCCGCAAGAAATCTGGTGGGCGCGCCCCGATCGTGTAAAAGTAATTCCTCACCCGACGAAATACATTGATCATTTCGAGTACGACCCCGGCGCTGGTAAGCCGCTCGAGTTCTCGCCTGCTGAAACTGTTTGGCTGAGATACCCGAACCCGATCGACGAATACGAGGGTCTCTCGCCGCTGGCCGCGGCGCGCATCGCGGCAGACATCAGCACGTCAGCAATGAAGTCAAACAAAAATTTCTTTGATCAAGGCATGCTGTTGGGCGGTGTGATCAAGCCGCCTGAGGGTGTTGCGTGGTCGCCCAAGCAGAGCGACGAGCTCGAAGAAAACATGGAGCGCCGCTTCGCTGGCAAAGACCGACATCATCGCTGGATGGTGATGAGGCAGTCTGTCGGCGTTGAAAAAGTGGATATGAGCATGAAAGACGCTGAGTTTATTGCGACGCTCAAGTGGTCTCTCGACGACATCGCTCGCGCTTACAAGATTCCCCCTGATCTCATCGGCGGGCAAGCGATCTATAGCAACGCTCACGAAGCCGAGCGCGCTGTGTGGAATAGAGCGATCAAGCCCGAGGCTCGCTTCTTACAGACTGAACTGACCGAGCAACTCGTGCCGATGTTCGGCCTGCAAAAAGACACCTACGTTGAGTTCGATTTCTCGGGTGTGGCTGTGCTCAACGAAGCCGAGAATGACAAGTGGACGCGAGCGAGCGGTCAGATCGCCTCGGGCGTTATCACGATCAACGAGCAACGCGAGGAGCTCGGTCTCAAAAAAATGCCATGGGGCGACACTTGGTGGAAGCAATTCTCTCTCGCTGATGTAGCTATGGACGCGAAGCCCGACGACGAGCCTGCTGATGATCAAGTCGACGAGGAAGATGACGACGATGCTGAGCGCGGTGTGCGCTCGTACAGCCCGATCGTCTACGGCGACGAGCGACATCAGTTTCACTGGCAGAGACACATTCGCCGCGCGAGCAAGTACGAGACGAAGCTCAGCGATCGAGTGATCGCATTGCTCGAGCGCCAGCGCGCAAGTGTGCTCGCAAAGCTCAAGGCGCGCAGTGCACGAACGCCGAGCGAAGCTGAGCTCAACCCGTTCAGTCTTGCTGAGTGGACTAAGACGTTTCGCGAGTCTGTTCGCCCTGTGATCTCTTTTATCGTCTCAGATGCCGGCCAAGCCGCGATGGAAGATTTAGGTGTGAGCGCCGCGTTTGATCTGAGCAACCCGCAATTCATTCGTTTCATGGAGCGACGCACGCAACGCTTTGCAGAGCTCGTCAACGAGGCTACATGGAATGAGCTCAAGTCGTCTCTCGCTGAGGGTATGGCGGCTGGTGAAGCTGTGCCGTCTCTTGCTGATCGTGTTGAACAGATCATGGCAGAGCGCATTCGATCAACCCCCGAGGTGATCGCACGCACTGAGGTCAACGGCTCTGTCAACGGTGGCACGCTGATCGGCTGGAAGCAAAGCGAGGTCGTCTCAAAGAAAAGCTGGCTCGGCACTCTCGACGATCGCACTCGAGAGACGCACATCGAAGCCCACAACCGCTATCAGCAAGAGCCGATCGATCTCGACGAGGATTTCATTGTTGGCGCTGGCGCAGGCGACGCGCCCGGACAGATCGGCTTGCCCGAGGAAGACATTCAGTGCCGTTGCTCGATGATGCCCGTGATCGACGAGCGCACTTATTTTCAAAAGGTCGGTCGCTCACCGATCGGCGCTGTGCATCTGCCGTTCATAATGCAGAAAGATCGCAAGATGACTGAGAAATATTTGAAACGCCTACTAGACAAATTGGAGGTCGTACCCCATGTCGACTAAGAAAAAACTGATGCGGGCTTATCGAGCTGACGAGGTCGTCGGCGAAATGGGAACTGCGATGCGCTTTGTTGCGTCAACGTCTGAGATCGCACGCGACAACATGATCATCGATGCTAAGGGGTGGGAGCTCGACAATTACAAACTGAACCCTGTCATCTTGTGGGCGCACGATCTATTCGGCAAGACCCCGCCCATTGGCCGCGGCGATGCGTTTATCGATGGCAAGAATCTGATGGTCGATATTATTTTCGATCAAGACGACGCGTTCGCCGTCTCAGTCGAGCGCAAGTACCGCAAAGGCTTTCTGAATGCGCTGTCTGTGCAGTGGGAAACGCTCGAGGTTGAGCCTGCACAAGCGGGACAACCGTTCACGATCACTCGAGCAGAACTGCTCGAGATTTCTGCTGTGCCTGTGCCTGCCGACCCGCTTGCTTTGAAAGAGCGCGGCATGGCTGAGGTTCGAACCCTACGCAGTGAGCTCGGTGAAATGCTCGTCGAGCTCGGCGAGAAAGTTTCTGATGTCGTCGTGATGGGTGCAGTCACCCGCGTCGGCACTCGCGTCTCGATCACGGGCTCACCGCTCAACGTCTCAGCTTATCGGCCGGGGGTTGTGAAACCTCACAACAAAGGCACTCACGAACTCGAGTATGAGTTCAGCGACGAAAGAGATTTCCCAGCTTCGCACGATCTGAGTGATGACAAGTTCGGCGAGCTGTTTGCTTACGTCGGCAATTTTGCCGACGATCAACATGAGTTCTACCTCTTGCATCACAGCAAAGACGGGAAGGCAGTTTGGCGCAGTGTGGCGGCCTGTATGGTCGATCTCTACTGCGGCACTGCTGGAGTACCGGATGAGGCTGTGCGCGGGGTGTATGAACACCTTGCTCGACACTATCAGCAGTTTGGCAAGATCGCCCCTGAGTACATCGAGCCTGTTGCGTTGCGTGCCTACACGGGCGCGATGCGAGCTGGCTTGTTCCTCGAGGGCGAGGCAGAGACATTCCCTGATCAATTCAGCGAACCGCTCTTAGAGCGGGGAACGCGATCGCGGGTCAGGGAAGGTCTAAAGGCGATCAGATCGCTCGTCGATGATCTGTACATCGATCTCGCGGGCGACGAAACGCCTGAGCCAACGTCAGACGTGTCTGGTGTAGAGCTCAAACTAAAGCAGATCGACGATCTGCTATCACCTACTCAAGGAGAAAAGTAAATGCCTGACAAAGACACACAGCTTGAGAAAGAGTTTGGCGCGTTTCTCGAGAAAATCGAACAACGCATGAGCGCCATGGACAAAGCGCCGACCGAAGATCAGGTCAAGGCGTGGGTTCGCGAGGGTCTCGACGACCTCAAGGGCGACGAGGAATTTATCCGTCGCATGCGCTTCGGCGACAACACGACTGAGCGCGAGCTCGTCGGCACGAAATTCGCTCGCCACAATCTCGGTCTTGCCGAGGTCGAGCTTTTGTTTGACTTGCAGAACGCTCTGACGGGTCAGAAGCGCGCGACGGGCGACGGTGTGTATAAAGGCCCAAGCGACGAGCTGAAGAACACGTTTGAAGCGATCTCTGACGCGGTGTACATCCCCGACGAAGAAATCCGCAAGATCGATCGCAAGGCGCTCGACGATCTGTTTCCCCGCATCCCTCTCGCCCGCTTCTACGGTAAAGATCGCGTGCTCGCCAAGAAAGGCGCATTCGAGCTGACTGAGGCGTACCAGCGCGCGATCCGCGCCATGGACACCGCTGAAAGCGGCTATGGCTCTCAGCTCGTCGGCGCTCAATACGTCGGCGATCTGTGGGAAGCCGCCCGCCGCGAGAGCGTGATTTTCAGCCGCATCGAATCGTTCGAGATGACTGCCCCGACCGCGTACCTGCCCGTCGAGGTCGACATCCCTGAGCTCTTGTTCGTGAGCGAAAGCACTGCGAACAACAGCGCGAACTATTCGACCGTCAAGACTGGATCTCAGCGCGTGCAAGTCGACGCGAAGAAATTCGTCTTGCATCAGATGTTCTCGGGCGAAATGGAAGAGGACGCGATCTTGCCGTTCGTGCCTTTCCTGCGCCGCCAAGCTGAGCTCGGAATGCGCCATTACTCCGACTCGCTTGCTCTGAACGGCGACACCACCAACGCAGGCACAGGCAACATCAACCTCGACGATGCTGACCCCGCCGACACCAAGCACTATCTGGCGTTCGACGGCATCCGGCACGTTGGCTTGGTCGATGTGACCACCAATCAGACCGACATGAGCGGCGCGGCCGTGGCGCTGTACGACAAGCTCTTGAAACTGCGCGGCAAAATGATCGACAGCGCCCGCTTTGTGGACTGGGGTCATCCCATCGACCCGACTGATCTGATCTACGTCGCAGACCCCGAGTCTGCTGACCTGATCGCGTTGCAAGACGAAGTGCTGACTGTCGACAAGTACGGTGCTGGTGCGACCGTGCTCGCTGGCGAACAGCTCAAGATCGGTCGTCACCCGCTGATCTCGTCAATGGCGATGAGCAAGACCGAAGCTGACGGCAAGGTCAGCACGACTGGCGGGAACAACACTCTCGGGCAAGTCGCCGCTTTCAACCGCCGCGGCTATGTGGTCGGCTGGCGTCGCCGTGTGAAGCTCGAAGCTGAGCGTCTCATCGGTTCTGACCAGACCCGCCTCGTGTGGTCGATGCGTCTCGGCATGGGTCGGTTTACTCCGACTGGTGCCGCGAGCGGCATCGAGAGCGCGGCCGTGCTGTTCAACTTGAGCCTCGCCTAATCGGGAGCTCGAGCAAAGACTTTTGATCGTTTGAAATAGGGGCGGGTTCGCCCGCCCCTATTCTCGAAAGGAAAGTAGACATGAAAGATTTTCTGAAAAAAGTTTCTTGGCCGACCGTGATCTTGTGCCTGATCGTCTCGATCTTTGCAGTGAATTTTCTGCTCAACGAAACGAGCGCTGGCATCGAAGCTCGCGGGGTAAGAGAGCGCATCAGCATCGACGCTGGTGAGGATGCTTACCTCTACAACGGCGCTGATGTGATCGTCTACTCAGACAATCACACGACCGAGGTTGCGCGCATCGACGGCGCGACAGGCGCGATCACGTCGTCCGCAGGCATCACTGTCTCGGGCGTGGTCGACTTGAACGGCTTAGAGCTCACGCTCGACGCAGATGCCGACACGTCGCTCACTGCCGACACCGATGATCAGGTCGACGTTGAGATCAACGGCGCTGATGACTTCCGCTTTGTGGCGAATATCTTTCGTGCGCTGAGCGGCTCAAGCATCGAAACGAACACGATCAACGAAACGACCGCAACTAACGGCGTTACTGTCGACGGTCTGTTGATCAAGGATTTAGGCTGGTTACTCGGCACAGGTGGCTTTGCTGACATCAACGGCGAAGCTGACGGGCTGATCTTGGATGCCGATGCTGACACAACGCTCAGCTCGCCAACAGACGATCAGATCGATGTCGAGATCAGCGGCGCTGATGATTTCACGTTTACCGCCAACCTGCTTACAGCTCTCTCGGGCTCAACGATCGCGACAAATACGATCGCAGAGACAACGGCCGCGAGTGGTGTAACGATTGACGGCTTGCTCGTGAAAGACGGTGGTCTGACTGTTCTTGCGGGTGCAGATGTCATCGCCCAAAACTCTACTAACTCGGGCTTGATCTTTGCCTGCGAGAACACGGTCGCTTTTGGCGACACCGCCAACAAAACGATCTGCGTCATTCCTGCGAATGCAAACATCGTCGACATCACGTTTTGGGTATCGACTGCATTCGATGACAGCGGCACTGACCTCATCGCCTGCGGCACGACAAGCGGCGACCCCGACGAATATGTGGATGATCTCGCTGGCGGCACTGCTGGCATCAACCGTATGGGTGACGCGGCCGACATGGTTATCGCAATGGCCGATGTTGGTGCAAGCGACATCACCGTGCTCTGCAAGTACACAGGCCAGAATGCGAACGCGACCGCGGGTGCGGCTCGTTTGGCGATCTTGTATACGGTCGACTAAGAGCCTGCTCTTGAAATCTGTTCTTGCTCTGACTGCTCACAGCTACCTCAGGGCAACCTTAGAGGTAATCGGGGATGCTGGCAATGTGCTGGCATTCCCGCCTCTGTGGGCTGGCGCATTGCAGGCAGATTTTTTCACTGGCTACGACGTGATCTATCTCGACTTGCACGGCTTCACAGATTCGATCTACTTGTATTTCGATCGTGAGGGTCAGCAAGGCGCTCTGAACGTGAACACACTGAAAGATGCGAAGCTCGGCGATGTGGTTGTTTTCTCGACTGCGTGCAACTTCACCAAGACAGCTTTCCCTCAAGCGTTTTATGACGCTGGTGCGCAAGCTGTGATCGGCGGCGAGGGCTTGAACTATGCAGGCAAGACCCGCATAGCTGGCGCTCAGCAATTGGCAAAATTCTTGATCAAGCGTTTGAACGCAGGTGAAATGCCTGATCGAGCGCTTGCAAATGCGAAAATGAATTTACGTTTCACACCTGCGGCTCTCTTGAGGCGACCCGAGGTGATCGATGCTCTCGACTTTGAAATCTTGCGGAGGCAGTAATGGCTACAAAGACTTATGAAATCGCTTGGAATTACGCGAGCTCGTACGGCGGGCCTTGGATGGCTGGCGACAAGGTGCAACTCGACGAAGACGTTGCCGCTATGGTGAACAGCGACTCCCCCGGCGTGCTCAAGGGCTATAAGGCTGACAGCGACCCGATCGTTGAGCAGTCGAAAAAGAATCGCATGGTCACTCAGGCAGAGACCCGCGAAGGCGACTGGCCGCGAGCTGATCGCGTCACTGGCTCGAAGAAAGCCAAGGGCGCGCCCAAGTCGAAAGCCGTCGCTGGCGAGAAAGGCGAGAAGCCTGAGAAAGTCGAAAAGGCTTCTGTCTATCCCGAGGGCACTCGAGCTCACGAGCTCGATCAAGTCGTCGGCGCTGGCAAGGACGGCATGACGAACCTGTGGTCGCTGGCAAAGAAATACGGCTTGAGCCAGAAGGGTAAGAAGCCTGAGCTGATCGATCGCATCGTGGCTTTCGAGGCCGAGGAAAAAAAAGAGTAAAGCCTGAAAACGTGTGGCCGACCGCCGACAGGCAGGGAAGCCCAAGTGATCAAGGCGTAATTACTCGATCAGATTTCAAGGCGATGAAAGACTAGATGGCACTCGTACACCCTTACGCTGACGTAGCCGCAAACGCCGCCGCTTCACTTGCGGCGGTGAAAGCGCGTCTCGACATCACCGCTGGCGACACCGCCGACGATACTAAGCTGGATAACGTCATCGGTGCGGTCTCTCGCAAGATCGACGACATCACGGGTCGTCGCTTTTGGCAGGCATCAGAGACGCGTTATTTCAAAGCTAAGTACGCGGATCTACTCAAGGTCTTTGATTTCACTGCGATCTCGAGCTTGCAGACTGACGATGACGGCGACGGGGTGTATGAAAACACTTGGGGCGTTGGCGACTATTACTTTCTGCCTGAGAACGCCGCTCTCGATCTCGAGCCTTACACAAAGATCGAGGCCAACCCGAACGGGCTGTACATGTTTCCGAGGGGCGTGCGCAAAGGTGTCAAGCTGACTGCGACGTTCGGTTACTGGGCGGCTGTTCCTGAAATGATCGTTGAGGGGTGCATCTTGCAGAGCATGCGTATTTTCAAACGCAAAGATGCGATCTACGGCGTGCAGTCAGCGACCGATTTTGGCACGATCAATTTGCAAATGGTAAAAATCGACGACGACGTAATGGCTATGGTGCTCCCGTTCGTGCGAGAGGTAGGCATATCGAGCTGATGGCCGGCCTAAGTGTGCAGATCAAAGGTCTCGACGCGATCATCAAGAAGCTATCGCCTGCTTTGATCGCTCGCCCTGTGCTGAACTTTATGACGCGCTCAGCGATCGCTGTCTCTGGCGAAGCTCGTCGCAGATCACCTGTCGACACGGGGCGCTTGCGTGGAAGCATCACGCACGCGGTAACGGGTGCGCCAGTGCCGACGAGAGCTGTGATCGGCACGAACGTTGCGTATGCGCCTTTCATGGAGTTCGGAACGGGCAGGCTGTCAGATGGCGACGGTGGCAAGGCCGGACACTTCCCGCCCGGCGCGGCGCTCAATAGATGGGCGCAACTGCACGGCTTCTCGAGCGGCTACGCCATTGCTCGAGCGATCGCTATTCGTGGCGGTCTGCGACCTAGACGTTATCTGCGCGGCGCACTCGAAAGCTCGATGGCGACGATCAATCGTTTTCTCGACATGATGAAAGACGAGATTTTGGTGAACTTCAATGCCAGCAAATAAGAAAATTCAACACGCTCTCGACGCAATTATTGCGATCATCACTGCAAATTATTCGAGCGGTGCGAACGCGATCAGACTGCGCACCGCTAAGCCGCCTAACAAGATCAGCGTGTTCCCCGCCGCGATCGCGTGGGTGGGAAACGGCAAGTGGACTAAAGACGATGCGACCACGAAGCGCGGCCTGCACACGCTCAAGCTGATCATTGCAGTCGCGGCGAAAGGTGATTTTCAGCGCGAGGTAACTACGCTGATGAATTACAGCGACGACCTACCAGACAAACTACTTGGCGACGTGGCGCTCAGCGGCAACGTTGACACGATCATCGAGATTCGGTACGAGTTCGGTGATGTTCCTTGGGGCGATCAGATGCTCATTGGCTGGCTATTTCAAATCGATGTCAAGATGAAATCGCCAATTGCGTAATGTTAGAGAGGAAAAAATGACTGACGGAAAAAAGAGAGTTATCGCTTACGTCTACATCGGCCAAGGTAGTTTCTTGCACGATGTGCCAGCTCGAGATTTGACGGCTGATGAAGCCCGCGACGCTGGCAAGCTGTACAAGGACGCGGGCGGCGAAGAATATCTCGTCGTCTGTGGCCTTTATGAACCCGCTAACCCGAAAGGGAAAAAGGAGTAAGACATGGCAGGCGTTTCAGGACTTAGAAAACTTCAGTTAGGTCGTGAGTCGACTGCTGGCACAGCGGTCGCGGCGACAACGATCTTGCGCTCGAAGGGTACGCTCGAAGATGCACGCGAGCAGAAACAGCGCAACGAGCACGTCGGCTATCTGAGCGCGATCGACAACTCGTATCAGCCGAAGCTGGCCGCA